TTACGGTATCAACATCGTAACAGGCGTTATTTGCCCACGCGGGCAGTGCCAGACAGGCAATAAAGGCCAGCGGCAAAAACCGTTTACGCTTGGGCCGTGGTTTGTCGCACTCGAAGCACAGATCGTATTCGTCGTAGCTGCCGCCACAGGGGCATTGGTAATTATTCATTTCTGCACCAGAGTCAGTTGTGTGTTTGCGCGGTGTTTGCGCAGTCGTACCGTCCACAGGCGCAGTCGTTGCGCGTTATTCAGGGGGATCTCGCTGCAAAACGGGCCCGGATCGAACTTTGGTGTCGCCATGGGCCGGCTCATGCGCTGGTCACCTTGGAAGCGTCGGGCTGTTTGAAACGCTGTTCGCGCTGCTCTTGGTATTGACTGAACATCAGGCGCAGTTGTCCGCTGATCGTGCGGCCTTCAAGTTTCGCTTGGCTTTTGAGTTCAGTGTACACCTCGCGTGGTACAAGAACTGATTTCCACTTTTCTGTGTCCATTTTGACCTTTCCCTTATGAGAAAGAATAGGATTATATGCGATTTTATAAGGGCTGTCGATAAAAAACCCCACCAGCAGCATCCATTAAACCGCCGGTGGGGTCGAGGGATCGCCGGGCGTAGTGGAGGGTAGCTTAAAGGAGCACCCGGAGATCGTTACTGGTTAGGAAAGGGCTCTGCCGTGGCCTCGCTTGGCGCAACCGACGCCGCGTGGACCACTTTTCTTTTTCCCGGTGACCACGCCGCCTTGAGCTTTACCCTTGGGCTTCTCTTTCTTCTCTCTCTGAAAGATAACACGCTTTGCGCCCCCCAAAGCACCACGACCTAGTCTAACAATGGGCGTAGCAATCTTGCTTGCCACTGTGACTGCGGCGTCTCCAAGCTGTTGTACTCCCGGGATACTACCAAGATCTTCCGCTATAGAGGTGGTAGCATCGTCAATATCTTTTGCAAGTCGTTTAATGATGCGTTTTGGCATATCAGCGCTCCGCTGGTCAAAGTTTTATTCTGCGACAGGTAACCGGGAAAAACAACTAGACGGCTTCACCCCAGCTTGGGCCGATTTCGACATCACATTTGTTCGGGACTTCTAAAGGAACAGCAGCTTCCATCAGGCGGGCAATCTTTTGTGCATCTGCCGGTGACGTGACTGACATGGCAATTTCGTCATGGATCTGGATCAGCGGTGTGTGGCCCGACTGGTAGATATCCACCATCGCTTTCTTGGTCATATCCGCCGCCGACGCTTGGATCAAACGGTTTAACGCCTTGTAAGTATAAGCCCGCTTCAGGCGCGTGGTTGCGCCGTACTCCTGCACGGCCTGCTCGTAAGGTAACGCCTTGTTCATCGAGAAGGTATCGGGCTCCCATAGATCGAACCGGCATTTGCGTCCCAGAATACTGCGGACGCTGCCGCCGCTCGACTTCTCGTTCAAGCGGTTCATGACGCCGTGAAGTAAACCTTTAACAAACGGCACGCGCTCGTGGTACTGGTTGACCAGTGCTTTTGCTTCCTCGGTAGGGATGTCGAGCTGTTCTGCCAGCTTGTTCACCCCCATGCCGTACATCATAGCTAGGTTAATCGTCTTGGCTTGCTTGCGCTGCACCTTGGCCATCTCAGCGACCATTGTGTGGAAATCCATGTCGGGATCGCTCTGGTAGGCGTCAACAAACTCAGCCGCTTTTTCCAGCTCAATGCCCCGGGTTTCGCCATAGACGTGGGCGTAATGCACCAAGATCCGTGGTTCCTGCTGCGAGAAATCAATTGCCGCCCACTGCTCGCCTTCTTCCGGCAGGAACAGACTCCTGATCATCGGGCCGAGTTCCGGGTCCCGTGCTGGTACTTGCTGGAGATTGGGGTTCGACATGCTGATGCGCCCGCTCACCGTGCCGCCGTCATCGGACCGGATCTGGTTGATATGGGCGTGGATTCTGCCGTCATCGCGGCAGTGCTTCATAATGGTATTAATAAAGGTACCCGACGTTTTGTTCAGATTGCGGGCGTTGACAATCAGTTTTGGAAACGAATGCGGGTGATCCTGTAGGAAGCCTTTCGTAAACGAGGGCGCACCTTTCTCTGTCTTGGGGTATTCGATGCCCAGCTTATCAAACGCTTTTGCCAGCGATTGTGCGGCCCAGATTTCAACGTCCCCACCCGCTGCCTCTTTGATTTGCTTGAGGACCTCTTTCTCCTGCTTTAAGAGCGCATCACGCGTGCGCTCAACGCGCTCGGTATCAATACGCACGCCACGGTACGTCATGTCCACGAGGCACGGCAGCAGATCGAGTTCTAGGTTCGCAATCGGCCAAAGCTCTTCTGTGCCCAGCTTAATGGCGAGGCAGTTCCATAGCTCCAGTGTTAGTGACGCGTCGGCCTCGGCGTAGGGTCCGACAAACGGCGCCGGCATTTTCCATAGCTCGGCCTTGGGATCGACGCCGAAGTCCCGGGCCGCTTCTACAAGCAGCTTTTCAGACTTGGTTTTGTTGAGCAGATCGTAAGCCAGCGCATTCAGGCTGTAGCTGAATCTGTTTTCGTCCAGCAGTGAGGCAACCAGCATGGTGTCGATGACACGGCCTTTGACCTCGAAGCCCATTTGCTTGAGCCAGCCCCAGTCATACTGGGCATTGTGCATGATCTTATCGCTCGGGCTTTCAAAGACCTTCTTCAGCCATCGGTTGACAATCTTTTCGTCGAGATTGCCGCCGCCCAGATGCCGGATCGGGATATAGCCCTGCCAGCCGTCGACGGCGACGGCGTAACCGACTACTTCGCCGTTACCCGTGGGCCAGCCGGGCCCGTTGGTTTTAAGATCCGGGTCCCGGGTTTCGACATCTATGGCTATCTTCTTAGCGTCACTGAGATCGGGCAGCTCTAAAGGAGGTACCCATTCAGATTTTGGCGTAAACATCGCCATTTGTAGGCTCATGTTATTCGCTGGCCAGCGCTGCAATCCGTTGAGATAAACGCTGCGCCCGTTCTGGAGTCTGCCGATTCCATCTGGAATCTAGCATCTCCTCAGATGCGCGTTGCCACTGATAGTCTTCTATAGCGATTTTGAAATTCTTGAACTTGCTCAAGCCACCCTGACCGAGTTGGAAGCACATATTCACCAGTACGTGTCGGACTTCCTGCGGCAGATCGTCCCAGTTATCATAGATTGCCTGACAACCCTGAATCGCGATCTGCACGTCTTCTTCAAACAGCTCGTAGCAGCGGTCTTCATCAATGGACTGCTCCCCTGCCACCGCATCATAGGGCCCGTGGACCGGGAGGTTTGACTCGGGATCGTTCTGTAGAACCTTGTGGCCTATGCCCACGGTTTTGTGGCCTTCGCTGCACATATAGCAGTGCAGGATCTTGCCTTCGTCTTCAGAGATCTCTTCATAAACTTTTGATACATCAACTGTCATCTACTTTCCCCGGTTCCTTTGGATAATAAACTAGAACAAACGATTGGCACTCTGAGCATGAGAGGTTGGTTACGGTTAAATAATCAGAACTTTCGTCCTCAATGTCGTGGTCGCCGCCCCATATCAAGTCGTGGTTACAGTGCCAGCACTTCATCTGTTTTTCCCAACCATGTAGCCGATGATGTAGCCGATCACCATGCCGAGCGCCAGCTCCACTATTTTTTTGCCGGCGCTGTCGTTGCTACCTTTACTGAACCCCCGGCGGCTTTTGCTTTTGCCTTGCTTTCAACCGGGGCTTTTGCTGCCTCGGGTGCTTTTTCCGGCAGCATTCCGAAAGAATCCATTGCCATGAGTGCGATAACAGCAAGGATTGCTATGCTTACAATGATAATCATGTTGTGCTCCTTATTTTCCGTTCTTGGTATTAGTGTACGCCACGCTGCCGAACCATACGCTGATCAGGCCGCCGACGGACACGAAGTAAATCGAACTCATGGCTTCAAGTAGTTCAGCAGCTTTATCCAGATTCAACAGATCACAGAGGACAACTAACGCCGGGTAAAGCAACATGCCAAGCAGCGCCAGCCAGCACATGTTCTTTTGCGCGTCGGCTTTTTCATGCATCACCATGAGGCGTTGGAGTTTCTCGGAAACAGCGATTTCATCGTCGGAAACCACTCCATCACCATCGACGTCGTATTGCGCGTATTCGCTGTGTTCCTCTAATTTTTTAGCTTTGGGCATTTCAACACTCCGGTTGTTTGTTCATTTTGACGTAGTTGATCATATAGTGATCACGAATGTAACTGGAGCCGGGCTTGCCGTATTCGAGCATTTGGTTATGCCGCCGCATTAGAGGAGGCACCAATGGCACCATGTCCTTGCCGTGCCTATACTGGGTCACTGGCACCTCATCCAGAATTTTTAGTCGTCCACACCGGGGCGCCCCGAAGGTGACAACTTGCTTAGGCTTGATTTCGTCTCGCATGAGCAGGGCGCCCAGAACTAGGGCCACGGCGCCACCAAGGGAATGCCCGGTCAACTCAATATTCGTGTGATCAATGTCTCTTTCGAGGCATATAGAAGTTACTTTATTGACTAGGCGCTTACTGGCTTTGAGAAACCCCGCAGGGCAGAACCCCAGTTCTTTAGTCCATAAAGGCAAGATCCTCAAGTCTCGTAGCGCATCTAAAGGTTCGTCGGTTCCCCTGAAAGCAAAGACATTATCTTCGACTAGAACTTCAATGTTAGCTTCTTCGAAAGTGGAGTCTTTATAACTTCTTTGACAGATTTCACTGAGTTCTTGGTGGCTACTCATCGTCGTCACTCGGCCAGAGTCGGATGCCTAATCTCGCCCGATCAGCCTCATCCTGTTTTAGTTGTTCCACAGTTTTCCCGCAATCAACGTGAGCGTTATCCCGCGTAAATGCAAATGCTCCCTGCACGAATGGGATACCGTCAGGGATTGCAAAAGACACTGTTCTTGTGGTGCATTCGGGGATAGAGGAGCAAGACGAAAGAGATAGAGCGAAAATAAATAGAAGGGGGCGCATCATTTTTCCTGTTTTTAAAGTTCAGTCGTAAAACTTGACATTATCCCGTACA